TGTCCTTTTACATACGCTGTAATCCCATCAATATGTTTAAGCATATATGTTAAAAGTATCTTCTTTCTGTCAGAGTCTAGTAAGTTACTGATTCTATTGAAGTTAGCAAAGACATCTTCAGCATCATGTGCATATTCTTGCTGTCCTGCTTGTCTCATTGTATCTACTTGTTCTGTTATAAGATCAATGATCTCACACATTTTCGAGTGGGTCATATTCTATCCTTACATTATTTACTGTTAACTTTACATTAAGGTCTTCTCTTTCCCTGTTAGCCTCACACCTTAAGTGAAGTAATTCTATTAATCCTGTCGTTCTAGACTTTCTAGGGATCAATGACAAGATCTTGTTAGCATTGTAAGCTGTTCTAAAAGATCCTTTAGAAGAGGCTATATTTAAGCCTTCTCTCATGGCTGTCTTATTGATCTCACTTACTGCTATTACTACTATGTTTTGCTTTACGGCCAGTTCCATTAAGGCTTTTGATGCCTCTTCTACCCTCATATTAGGGTCTTTTATGCTACTTTCAAAGAGTCCCATATGATCTACAACTACTAGTCTAGGTTTAAAAGGAAGTGCCATCACAGTTCTTTCTAAATCTCTAGCAGGTATAGATGCAAAGTTAACTTGAAGCCACTTAAACTGTTGATCTTGTCCGTTTTGTAAAGATCGATAGTGCTGTTTAAGCTCTTCTTCAGTCCACCCATTCATCTCTAGCAGGTATAGATGCAAAGTTAACTTGAAGCCACTTAAACTGTTGATCTTGTCCGTTCTGTAAAGATCGATAGTGTTGTTTAAGCTCTTCTTCAGTCCACCCATTCTCCATCATTACAAAACGTGACCATATTTGCCTAGGTGACATCTCCATTTCTAGAAAGTAAGTAGGTACCTTAAAGCTGGTCATCCAATTCTGTAACAGCATAGTCTTCATAGACTTTGGAGGTGCTTGTAATATAACTACTTCGCCTGGATATATTGGAAAGTCTTTTCCGTATAAGTTCCCGATATTTAAGGGAGTTACGTCACTTTTGTAGAACTCTATTAAGTTGTTCTCCATAGCTTCAGCATCCATAACATCCTGACTCTTTTTAGTGCGAAAGAGACGGCAAGTATTCTTGCAATGCTCATCCATAACAGGATCACTACAGCCATAGCGGTTCCCATCACCGCCATGTCCACTGTATGTAGATTCTATTATTTTCTGCATCTCTATCTCACTGAAAAGGTTATTAGGGCTACTTACTTGCTTTCTCCAGTGCTCCATCATAGTGATTACAAGTTCTTCAGGGTAGCGCCATCTAAACCAAGCAGCTAATCTTAAAGCTACTACATGTCTTTTACCTACAGGTATTGAATTAACCATACTAGAGATACAAGGATACATAGTTGGATCAGCTGATCTACCTTTAGATATCTCAACTTGAGATGCTTTCTTTCTAGGTGTCTTAGGCATTACGTCAAATACTGGTAAGCATTCCATAGTCATATTTACAGGTTCATGTGGCTTCTTAGCATAATCTATGATTTCTTCACATGATGATTCTAGGAGGCCATTTTCTAAATGGACCTTATATAAGCCTGACTTAGAATTCTTCGTATTTGGTACCCTTATGAGCCTTAGTTTATCTGTTACTGCTGGATCAGCATACTTAAAGACATCTTGCTTTGTAAGCTCTTGCTTTACTCTAGCATGTAATTCTGGAAAAGGTTCATAAGCAAAAGCAGTACTAGGGATATGGAAGTGAAATCCAGTACCACTAAAATATGCTTTTAAGGGAACACCTTTATTTTCTAACAACTTCTTTAATGCTATAGCCTTAATCTGGGCATCATCTATATTAGCTCCATCAATATCTAATATGAACTCTTCTGGTATATAGATATCACCATCATATCCTGCTAACTTTCTATTCTTAGCAAAGTAATCTACCACATAGTCATCATACTCATATAAAGACATATAAGTATCATGATCTAGGGGTGTCCATTTGATAATATTAGCTGGATCTTCAAAGTAATGACGCCTAGATAGGCTTAATGCGAATTCTCGCTTCATAATTTATCTCCGCATTTACAGTTATCTTCCAGTTCATTGCAAGTAGTGCAGACCCTTCCATCAAGGATCTCTTGACACCAAGCACAAACAATTCCATCTTTTGTAGGTTTATTACACTCTATACAATGATCTGGAAGTGGATTATACAAAATCTACCAATGCTTTAGTAAGCTCTCTTATAGCAGGCTTAGAAATATATACTGCTGTATGAGTATCATTTCCTGTTATAGCTATACCGGTAGCATTAGTAGTAATACTAAAAGTCTTACTTGGCTCTTTAGTATAAGTTCTAGGAAGTTTTATTTGCTTTATTGGAACTTTTTTCTCTTTATCATGTGGCAATGGAATGTTAGCTGGCTCATCTATAACTAGATCTTTAAGTAGATTAGCCGTAGCTTTCTCTCTGTAAGTAGTATTCTTTATTACACCATCTTCACATATATGCATTAAGTCATTTTCATCAAATAACTTATACTTACCTTCTGGATATTTCCAATGTAAGTTATCTGTACCGCAGCCTCTATTACAGGTTACTAATTTCATTTACTCTCCTTTACTTTCTTTAAAGTAAAATAATCTGCATCTGCATCAGAGATAGTAGCCACATAATCCAGCTCTTTGATTAATTCAAATAGCAGACTTTCTATGTTGTCCTGTCTCTCCTGCAGCCTCTTTATATGTTTACGGGTAGTCCTTTGCGTACCATAGTCATAATGTCTTGACCACTTCCAGGGTTTTAACCAACTACTCATTGTCTTTCTCCTTATACCAATATGATGTTACTGCACCTTGTTTTGAATATCCATTAGAAGTGTATGCTTCTACTTCTTTAATAGCATAATTTGCCATCATGCTTGATACTCCTATAAGTATAATAGTTAAACACACCCAAAATATTGCATATAGTTTGTCTTCACTATTCATTCTTTCTCCTTATATTGATTACATACCTCTTCAAGCATTTTATTTACTGCATAGGTAAGCAGAGGTCTAACGTACCTTTCAGGGAGCCGTATATTGCAACTGCCATCATTATTCTCTATTACTTCTATTTCTTCTTGCATTTCTCTCCTTTCAACTTATTGAGTTCTTTTTCTAACTGCTGAATAGCCAATCCATTCGCAGAAGTTATCGTATTTAGTAACTTAACTGATCCAAGTAGTTCTTTGACACTTTCATGCGTATCCTTGCCAAGGTGAGCTAACCGCTCTACTATATTTTTCCATTCACTGTTATCTTTCTTTTGGTAATCCTCTACAAGCCCATCAATAACATCTTTCAGCTCACTAAAATCCACCTTAAAGTCTGGTTCTCCGCAACAGCCATCACAGCCGTGAGTGCTATAAGCCTTCATCCAGTCTTTACCTTGACTGTTAATACTTAGAAAGTCAGCATTAGGATGTCCAACACCGTGCTTACAAGTATCCTCAACCAGTCCATTTATACGGGTAACTTGTCCAACTGCCCAGTTAGGTGCAGGATATTTCGTTACTGTTTGTGGCTCATTCACCTTCTTTTTGTGGCTCATTCTTCTCTCCAATCATCAAACCCCTTGGCAATACTATCTATTTCATTTTCTTTATATCCATTCTGGAGCAGATGTCTTGATAGATACCTATTTTCAAGGGCAAGCATATCCCTCTCTTCAATTAGGCCTTCTATTTCTTCTATGCTAAGTGTTCTCATTATTTCTCCCTTAAGCCGTATAAATCATTAACTATTTCATTTGCTATACTTGCAATAGTTCTGGAAAATCCCTTTGCATTAAGTAACTTCGTTTCTATCATATCAACAGCATATTCAATGCCCTTTAAAGAAGATATGTCTTTGCCAACAATATCTCCTATCTTGGTGATACAGTTCTTTCTCCCATCCCATACAAGCCATATTCCATCAACAGGGAAACCTTTGAACTTTTCCCCAACCTCTTCATATCTACCACTTGGTTTTTTACGGTAAACTTTTCGACTGTTTTCCAAGTCTGTTATATAATCTATATCTCTGTCTATTGTCATTCTTTCTCCTTCTGGTTAGTTTCACTACCCACTTCTTTTTTCTTTACAATTTTCAAGTGTCTTGTAACTTCTTTAACCTCTAAGCCTAAGTATTCTATGAGGGCTGTATGCTCATCTTCTATTCTTTTTAGGTCTGTTAATATTGGATACCATTCACCTCCCCCCAGTACAACTCTACGCTCTATGAGTCCACATCTTTCTAAACTCTCAATTAGTTCATTAAGTCTTCTACCTGTTTCACCCATTATTCTTTCTCCTCTATATGAAATGTAGCATTTAACCATGACATTCTTGTTACCCTATATAAAAAAGCGTCCATATCTTCGTCTGCTTCAGGGCATAATGCTGACCCCTCAGTGTGCCACCATATTTCAAAGTCTTTCATTCTTTCCTTCTCTCTCTCATTAGCCCAATCATGGTCTGCTCCTATTGTCATTCTTTCTCCTTTCATTCGTTTATCTTGCCACATTGGCGAGATATTGGCGAGATAATCATTCTGTCTCCTTTTAAATTAAAGCCTGTATGTAGGACTCCAACCTACATCTTCCTTATCGACATAATGGCTTCCAACCCACCACACTCTATCTGTGTAACCTTTCGGCACACCGTTAGCCAAGACTGCCATATAGGAAATGTTACGCCTCAATGCCTCCGTACTAAGGGAGGTTATTTTCACCTTCCTGCTACGCAGTCCAGTTACTTTCTACCAATACAGGCTATATACAAAATCTGTCTGAGACAAATACTGTACGGTAATAATGTATTGCATCACTTGCATTAAAGGGTGTTTTATGCCCTTACGGGCAAGTGCAATGGTTGCAGGGGTGGGAGTTGCACCCACCAGACCAAGGATATGAACCTCAGATTGCACTGGCATTCCCTGCGACACTTAAGAAAGAGGGCTTAGGGCTCTAGAATTATTACGGCAACAACCTAAGCACTCTTATCTCTCCACCTCAGAGTTTTAGAATGGTGTAACTGCTACGTCAGTGCCATTACTAGTTGTCTCAGTAAAAGAGTTATCTGTAGTAGCATTCTTAACATAGTCTTCGTAATATTTCTCTGCTTTAGACTTCCAGAACTCTACATTACCCTCAGTAAACTCTTCTACAATATTCTTAAATACTGTAGGAGCTACTTGCTTTAATGCTCTTGAATACTCACCTTCTTTATGGAAGTATACATTAAGTTCATGTCCTATTAGTTCTTCAGCAGAATCATCCATTTTAATTACTATATTGCCATCTGGACCATCTAATGCATCTGTTATGCCAGCATTAGCGAATCTGAATACATTACCTATAGCAAATTCTTCACCATCTGTATTGCGCTTCTCATATACCCTTAAAGTAAAGTTCTCTGGATAATCTTTGAACCATACATCTAAGAATTTAGCATCATTGTAATTACCATATTTAGCTCCTACAATAGTTAGAGTATGCCAACCAGTAGCAAAATTAGTACCACCACTTTTTCTTACTGTTAATGTTCTCATTTAGTCTCCTTTATGAGTGTTTGTAGGCTAAAAGTCTTGCCGCTGCCAGGAGAACCAATAATTAGTATTTTAGCTCCATCAAAGCCTTTCTCTTTAGCTGCTGCTATAACTTTACCATAGTCTTGTTCCATTTCATGATCTAATAAACCAGTTCTATCTTTGGCATGATCATATTTCTCACTTCTAGAAGTAACCCATAGATATTTATGCTCTCCTTTATTTACTACCGTCTTAGTATAGAATACAAAGTCGAACCATTTAGCTATATCATCTTTGCTACTACCGTCTATATAAGGTATAATCTTGTTACCATCATCCATAGTTTGCACTTTAGCATGACAATTACATATTATTACACCAGGAATCTTACTAATAAAGTCTAAAGAACTATCTAGCTTATTTTTAAGCTGACCCCATCCTTGTAACTTTAGTTTACCATCTCCATCAGATAGTTGTCTCATGTATTTCTTGGATAACTCAGAAAAAGTATCTAAGATAAGAGCATCTATTGCAGTTCCGTTTCTGGGAACTACCCTAGTTCTTTCTTCTTCTATTTTTAGATTACCTATAGTAACATTCTCTTTGTATAGTTCCTGTTTATACAGCTTACCTATTGTATCTTGAAATTGATTCCAAGAATTAGGTGCCAGTACAGGAAAGCCAAAGAGTTTGTGTATATAGTCTCTGGATCCAAGCGTTTGAGACCCATGTTCTAGATCAAACATGAGTGTTTTCATACGTACATCTCCTATTATAGACTAAAAGAGGGCACTCTTTAGAGCGGCCCCCTTCATGTCTGTTATTGTTATATATTAAGGATTATTCACCCAGTAATATACAACAGATATACTATAAACGGCAAGATATTTCTATCGCGCCGTTTCCTTTATTAACATCATAGTAGGAAAGTTAAAACTGAAGTTATTGTTCAGAGGTGAGTTAGTTATAAACTTTCTCACTGCATTAGCTATAAAGCTACCACTCATATTAGAGCAATAGCCAGTAGCCTTAGCATTACAGGGCTCTTCATTACTATCATCATCAGGATACCATACCTTTTTATACTTAGTTAAAGTAGGTTTAGTTATAATATACTGCTGATAGTGTTCAGCTCCCATCCTTCCATCTATAATGCATTCAGGTCTAGTAGTAGGATTACTGCAAATATGCGTTACCGCATCCATCCTGGCCTTCATGGAGTCAAAACCTAAGATAACTATATCTAATCTGTCTTGATAGAATAGTTCTTTAAATTCTTCATTATGCTCATCTACTATAGCCTGAGGGTTGATAGACAAGATATGACCCTTTAATGCTGAAGTCTTATCCTTATCTATATCGTTAATGGTATATTGTGCTATACCAATATTTACATCTTCTACTTTATCATAGTCATATAAGTGAAAATTTATTCCACCCATACGTGCTAATTGTAAGGCTGCAGAACTACCAATAGCTCCACAGCCCAACATATGAAAAGTATAATTGGCTGTTCCATCAAACAGTCCTTCATGTCTTGCTGTAATACTCATTGTGGCCATCCATTGTAAGAATAACCATGCATTGAGAGTTCATCCTCATAAAATGGCAGCTTAGTTTGTTTATCTAAGATCATATCATCTGGCTGTAAATGTAATAGTATTCCAGATTTAACCTCAGCTTCAGTGAAGAGACTTATATCATATAAAGATTTATGAAGATTAAGTGCTCCTTTTATATCTTCTATAGATTCTTTATATTGTTTATAAGAATATGAACCATCACATACTTTACTAGAAATTTCATCTATACTAGCTCTTAACTTATAGTAAGGAAGAAAAGTAGCATCCTTATAAGATGTTAAACTTTTATTAGCCTTAGAAGTATTTGTTTTATACTTTCTAAGTGCTGGATCCCAAACCTGATGTGCAGGAAATAATACAGGTTTAGAACACATTTCTTTAACATCATTAACTACCTTCTTAGTTGCCCTAGGAGGTCTGATAATCTCTAATTCTACATCTTCATGTGTTTCAATAGGATTCCATACAGATATTCTAAGTTTGTATTCGCCTTTTAAGTTTACTACTAAAGCAAATGAAAAGTCACCATCATTAAACTCTTCTATAGCTTGAAGATCAGTAGAGCTCCAAAACGCTTTCATTGTATGATGACTATGCCACCAACAAAATCGGAATACTTGCCCTTTTAGTTGTTTAGCTGTACGAGTATAATATTTAGCTAACTCATCTTGCTCTAAAGTGCAATTACCACTTGTTACTTCTTGTTTTAATATTACAGGATGCTGTATTTCCCAATCACCATCTTTATCTTGGATACATACAGACATACCTCCTATTTCAGTTTTGAGAGTATCATAGGCTTCTTCTGCATAGCCAAGAATACGATCCCAGTTTTTTTCTTTTATGTAAACCACTATATTTCTCCTTATGTTATAAGTTATCTGCTCCACCAGTCTGAGAAGCCCATTGTAATGTAGCTTCTTCTGGTGTAAGTATTCTTGTTTCTTGAGTTGGGTCGTTTAAGAGTTCTTCAAGTGAAGGAGGTGTTTCTGCAGGAAGATCTTTACCTGCTATATCCCTAGCATTTATAATTGATGAAATCTCTTCACTCTTTACTACTTTATTTTTAAGCAACAATTCTAATTTATCAACAGTTAATACTATCATGTAAGGAATTATGTCATATTCCTCACCTTCACACAAGTTATCTCTTCTGTGTTCTGTAAGAAATATTCTATATTTATTAAATAAATATGTATGATATTCAAGATCTTTTATCCAGAATTCCTCTATAAAAGTATAAAGATGTGAACTATTCTTAAGCATAACTTCTAATGGAGGTTGAGAATCAATTATATTATTTGTAGCCATTAGTTCTTGTCTTTCTGCAAAAACGCCTAATATAGCTTCTGTTTGTTCATCTATATCATCTAATAATACAATATGTAGATTTTCTACATGTGAGCATTGACTGTTAGATAAAAACTTACAATAGTGACAAGGAGCTGTACTAAAGTCATAATTATTAAAATACTTTATGTATGAATCATCAGTAGATACTTCACAGGACTCCACATTTCCTAGAATATTATTTTTAACATAATTATAAGCTTCATCTGGAATGTTTTTTACATAATTACAACCTCTAACACATCTTGTTGCACGTGATTCTCTAACAGATACTTCTTTGAGCTTTTTAAGAGGTTCAGCTGAACCATGAGTATATAATTTATATATTCTATTTATAGGATATGTTTGAGGTACATAATAATTATGTAACCAATTATATAAATGTGTTATACCTGCATAAGGATTAGCATTATAAAATGATGCTTGTATACTTTTGTCTAAACTACCCATACAAGCCATTCCTTGAAGATGCATATCTTCTTTGCATGTGTCCCATAGAGTTTTATCTATAGAAGTTCTTATATAAGGATGATCTCCTACGCTACTAACAAACATTGCTCTTATTCTAAAGTTTTTATCTACAACTGAACTAATATTAGATTTAATATTAGAGTAATCTCTTTTCCAAATATTAGAAAGTAAACTTACCAGTTTAATACCTATAACAACATAAATATTTCCTGGAATAGGAATTTTATGTACATATAATCTACTATTTGATTTAAGATGTTGATACTTGATAATACCTTCTTCAAACTTTATTACATACATTAATAAATAGTCTGATATATTTGGTGCAGTAATTTCTACAGTATGATCTAATAAATTCTCATTAATTAAACTATTTCTTAATGTTGAAACAGGAGGTTTATAACCAGCTATAACTACATTACATGTTAAAGTATCATAATGTTTATATGCTAAAGCTATATTTTTAGTAATATGATTTTTAAGTCTGTCTAATTCTTCTTTTATATCATCCGTATTATCTTGCCATTGAATATTATTAGACCTTAAAGTTTTTAACAAATCTTCTAACTTAAGAAGTTTCCTTTTAAAGGTTCCGAGCCTCCAACCATATTGATGTATACGGTTAAATATACTATCAAATCCTCTAGGTTTCATATCCCATCGTAATATATGTTTAGTATATAAATCTTTTATTTCTCTATAAACACCAGGTTTAAATCCAAAGTTTTTATTAATACCTAAAGAAGTATCATACATCTCATTAAAAGCATTAATTGCATCTAATACTTCCGCTTGAGGACCTATACATACTTTTTCTATTATACCTTTCATATCATTACTATTAAAATCTTCAAAAGATGTATATCTTTTTATTTTTGCTATATTCATATTGCCTCCTTTAAAAAATAGAGAGAGGTAGAGTTAATTCAATATCTTGCGCCGCGGGCGACTTACAGTTGAGCATTAACCACTAGTCCTCTCTCTAAGTTTTTTAATTACAATGACTTACTACAGTTCGTAGAGAGTCTTCCTTTGTGCTGGCATTGAAATAGTAAAGGTCTCTACCAATACTTTTCCACCCTTTTTGTCTGAAGATACAGCTGCTACGATATCACCATCTTGAAGTTCATAGTTATCTGTTACTCCGCGTCCATTGACTGCTACAGTAGCATTATTAGAGATATCTAGTTCTTCTCTAAGTGCACCTACATTAGTAGCATTTACTTCACGTTCGGGGAATCCGCCCCCAGATAGTACTTTGATATTAGGCATTATTAGCCTCCTTATTTTTATTGGTTTCTTCTGCGTCACGTAATTCTTTCCACTCAGTTTTAGATACATACTGAGCTTCTTTACGATCCACCACTCTTCTTGCGTCTTGATCACGCACCCTTAGGAGAGTTCCTACGGGCACTCTCTTCCAGTATTGAGAGTTCTCTTTCGTTACTCGTATTGTTTTCATATCTCTCCTCTTTAAAAGTTAGAGGGTCAGGCCTCGACTCCCAACCCTCCTTCTCTAGTGGTCAACTACTCGCTATCCGCACCAGGATAAGTACAATTATTGGTAGATGTATTTGGATCTCCTAGTCCATCTAAATCTCGGTCTAAATACCAAGTTATTGGACCTATACCATTACATACACCACATTCATCCCATTTATTAGAGCGACACAAGTCATTCAAATCATCACTGTTGCGTACCCACTGTAGTATTCCATTATTATATGTTTTTGATATTTCTACAGATTCTGCAAGGTCAGTAGTAAACCAGCTACCACGCCAATAGAACTTATGGTCTTCACCTTTAGCTCTATGCTCTATAGAAAATGCATCTTCAAAGCTCATATCATCCAGATTTATCTCTACTGTAAGTAAGTCTTCTGTTACTTCTCTTACAACAGGAGTAGACTCTGCTTGAGCTTCTTTACCACATCCCACTATTATTAGCAATACTATCATTAATATGCTATTTTTCATTACGTATCTCCAGTATTTTAGTTATAGCTTCCATTTGCTTCTTAAGATGAGTTAGTTGTAAGTACATCTCTTTTTCTAGATGACTAGGTAAAGGTCGCTCATCTTCTTTAGATTTTAATAATACTCTCTTAGCTGTTCCCATAATCAATATCTTTAAGAGTTTCATTAATTTTAGATATACCTTCTAGATCTTTACTAGTTAATGTTACTTTAGTGCCATCAGTTAAACTAAGACCAAAAGAAGTTATTTTCATTCCCCAAGTTGGTACAGATATTGGTAAATGATTAGTTACTTTAGGTTTACTAGTATAACGCTTAACATTATAGTTGTGAACATTAACAGGTCTGATAGATTTATCAGTACTTTTACCATTTATAGTAATAGTATTAGCAGGCTTACCATCTTTTTGCCACTTAAACCCATGAGTTCTCCATCTAGATATTGATTGTGGTGAAACTCCATATTTTCTAGCTGTATTAGAAAGAGAAGCACCGCTAAATACTTCAGCTAATGCTTGAATCTTTACTGGTAATGCTAAATATACAGGTCTCTTCATCTTTCTTTTCCGTCTAGTCATAGACTTCTCCTTTTTTAGTTAAATTATTGTGTTAATACTAGGAAATCCCCAATGGATCTTCCAATAGTTGCCCTTGATATCGTGGTCTCCCCATGCAGTCCACAACATGATACCAAACAAGTATATTCTCACCTGAGAACCAAGCTTTCCTTTCGTAAAGTAAGCGTCGATCCCTAGGATTACTTTGTCGTTTATCACTAAGTACATATTCATTTATTATGTCCTCCAGTGCTATCTGTTTTGCGTAAGCTTCCATTGAGCTTTGGCTTAGATACTTTAGGATTGCTGGAGTAGTCATTGAGTAGTCCCCATATTTTCTCAAGCTTCTTCTTTTTCTTACGCCATTTCTTTACTCTTAAGGTGTCCTTAGTAGTAGTAGAGAGGCGGCTTCCAAGTAGTTGATTGAGTCGTTTAACAGTTGTTTTGATTAAGGTAGGTGTAACTACAACGCCTTGATCATTCGTTGGTCTAGTTAGGTTACCTAGTCCTACCTTCTTAAAATGCTCTAGTTGTCCCTCATAAAAGTGTATGATATGAGTTAATGAACCATAAGCTTCTTCCGGCATATGTATCTCCTTTTTAGTTAATTAACCATTTAATTCCATGATATAGTATTAATAACATGGTTCCAATGCTACATCCCCAGATTATACAAAGTAGTATTAGATGGAATGTAGTGTTTTCATAATGGTCTTTCATTGTTAGTCTCCTTTAGTTAAGAATAGGAAGTTAAAGTTGAGTAAGATTCGATTATACTTGCAAGTTACATTCTTCTTTTTACTCTATATTGTCTTTAAGATGTCTCTCAGGTCTTATAGGGTCGGGTCATCCGCTCACCTACATCAGCCCTAACTATTACGGTAATTGACAATGCTTGCTAGCAGAAGAATGCATAAGCAAGCCTTATAGAGGGAAAGGACTAATCATATTCAGTGATTAATCAATATATGTAACTACGAGAGTTCAGTAAATTATTCTGTTCATTCTACCATTTGGTAGCTGATGCGGGTACAACCCCTAACTCTCTACTTGCCTGCAGTCCTCATCCACTACAGTTCACAAGTTTCCAACAAACTTCTAGAGAGTAATTAATTCTCTATTAGTTTACTTCCTAAGTTAATGAGAGAGCCGTCAATATCTATATCATTAGAGAAGAATTGGAGATTTTCTCTAGGAATAAACAATGCATGAAGTGATTAACCCTAATAATGGTATAGCTTGACCCTTCCACTGCTCTCTCATAGTTAAAGTATAGCTAGTGGGAGAGACATTGATGGGATATCTCTCCCTTAGCTCTGTTTAAAGCATAGTATCCTAGTGTGACTTATCTAATGATAGTTGACCAGTTCAGATAGTATGACTGATACCATAATAATGGTATCTATAGAAATTATTAGTATACCAG